ACCTGACGTATGAGTACGGTTTTGAAGAGCCGGTGGATATGACTTCGCAGGAAGTCAATGAGCGTTTCATCAATCAGGAAGCTATTGCGGCTTCTCTGGCTTGGCAGAAGCTGTTGCTCGGTCGTGAGAGTCGTGTGGCTACTGCGTTGATGAATACCACTACCTTCACTGGCGCTACAAATACCGTAGCGGTCGCTGAAGAGTGGGACGATGCGGCAAATGCCGTTGCTTGGGCGAATATTGATGCCGCGGCCATTATCCTGCGTGGTAAGACTGGATACGCGAAGCGTTCCATGTCTCTTATCATAACGGATGATAACCTTGACTACGTGATGCGTTCCACGAACGTCATTGCGAATATCAAGTACACCCGCGATATCGAGACTATGCCTCGTGAGGGCAAGCGTCGTTGGTTTGCTGAGTATCTTGGCATCAAGGAAGTGCTTGAGACGAGTGCTATCTATGATACCTCGAAGCTCGGTGGCACGTTCAGTGCTACGACTGCTGGTAAGTTCTGGTCGAACGAGTACGGGATGCTCTGTATTCTTGACCGTAGCCCCAGCATGATGCAGACTGGCGTTATCAAGCAGCCTGTATTTAGTCAGTATGCGCAGGATTACGTCATGGAGTCTTATGAAGAGCCTGCACAGCGCAAGCTCATCATCCGTGCGCGTGAGTATCGTGGTATCAAGGTGAACGCGGATTATGGCGTTCTGCTGACGAATATGAAGACCACCGTTGGTACGGGTGGAATCTAGTATTTAACCTTACAGGGTGGGGAGGGCAACCTCCCCACTTTGGAGATTACATGGCTACGCAGGTTACATTAGATACTAGGCGATACGCTCCTTGGGTGAAGAAACTCATCAAGCGTTATCGTATTGGTATGAATCTCGCTATAGCCATATCAATAGATAACATTCGCGCGCGAGCTGCACGTAGTTTCATCATACCCAATAAAACTGGTACACGTAATCCTTACGAGGCGACTAAAAAACAGCCCTCAGACAGTACTAGACTAACATCGAGAACTGGCAAGCTGGTTGAGATGCTTGAGCAGGACGCCACTCCGGGAGGTACTGCGTGGAGTATTGTTGGAACCAAAACAATGAGATTGAATACATCAGCCTTCGATGGTATGGTTAAAGTGGCTGCTGGATTTGGGACTGCGAACGAAGAATACGTAGGTACGCTTCGTGTGCATGTGAAACCCGGTGACATCACATCAGATTGGGTAGCACGTGCATACTTGAGGGGCAAGGTACGAGGTGAAGCAAATCCTGCTGCGCTTCTCGCAATGAGATTCAAACATGAAACTGGCATTCGCGGGTCGCGTAGACCCTTTATGGCTCCCGCTGTTGGGCAGGAAGAGTTTCCGTTTAGGAAACTTGTCGACCAGAAGCTCAATGAGCTGGGGTATATACGTTAGTGTTGGGTTAATTTAACTTGTTTAGGAGTAACCATGGAGTACATCGGAAAGAATTTCGCAAGAAAAGATTGCAAGGAATTGCAAGATGGCGATGTACTGATTAAGTGTAATGTCAGTCAGGAACTAGCTCACACTAAGTTAGCCTGTGATGGTAAGAAGATAACTTTTGAAAAATGTAATCTTCATAATGTTGAACTGTGGCCTGAAGCTGCTGTAAAGGGATGTCTTACTATTCATGCAGATGTTAATGTTGAGCAGGAGCTTACTACGGAAGAAAGTATAGACTTGAAACTAAAAGAATTGGTTGAGGTGTATGGCGAGAAGGATGTAAAGGATACTGCAGCGGTGAAATTTGACCTTGCAGCCAAGGTAGTTGAACTGCCGGAGGTCAAGAAACTATGACCATATCTACTGACTACTATGTAGATTTAGGGCACGGTGACGATAGTGCTGCTGGCACATCTCCTAGTGTTCCTTGGAATACGCTAGATAAAGTTATGACAACTGTACTACAAGGGCAGACCGTTGCTGTACGCTGCCAAGAGGGTACATATGTAGTACCTAATTGTCTACCACCTTGGGCTGACCAAGGTCTTGCATCTGATGGCATTCTTACATTTATTGCAGTAGATAGCAATTGGGATGAACCTGCTATCGGTGACTACTCTGTTGTGCTGGATGGCAATAGTACTTTAACTGCATTGATGGATGCTGTGTCTGTAACTACCCCCTTGTGGAACCTGTACTGGAGGAATTTTCATTTTACTAGATTTGTATCGGATATTGCAAAAGCGGGTAATCCATATTATGTCAATCAATTAAATTTCTATAATTGCAAGGTTTCTTTATGCCCAAATGGATTCTCTGCTAATGGTTCTGCTGCGTATTCATCAAGATGGGCTGCTGCATACTGTGTTGCTGAAGACGTGACTGGTGTAGGATATCCGTGCTATACACATCCTATTACTTTATATAAGTGTATTGCGCGTAGATGTGGTAACATTGGATTTGGTAGTTCCTATAATTTAGCGGCGACTGATTGCATTGCTGACTCATGTGTGACAGGATTCTTATTTGGTGGTGCTTCAAATCAGCAGTGCTTTGGTGTGTTTGATGGCCTCATTGCATATAATTGCACAACTGGTTTCAAAATTGGTACTCGTACACAAGTAAGTTATGAGATAATAACTAAATGTATTGCTCATAGTTGTACTAATGCTTTTGAAGAAATACTTAATACAGCTGTCTTTGGTAATATAAAACTATTGCACATCTATATCTATAACTGTCCAGTTGTAGTACTGTGGGCTAATCACACTTTATATATCACTTGGTTAAATGACTATGTTGTTTTAACTGACGACCCCTTGACTGACCCTGCTAATGGTGACTTCAGTGTCAAGCGTAGTTCTCCGGTGGCATCATTACAAGAGAGTGTTGAGTTAAATAAATTTATGTATACCACTGCTGGTCCTGGTAGCGTATCTTTATTACCTGAAATCGACGATTCTGCCCCATCGACGGCAGCTGAAGGCGAAACAGTCACGATTACTGGTATCTTTTCTACCGCCGGAAATGCTGTATCCCTCGGAGGAATATCTTCTGCGATTACATCTGAATCCGCATCCAGCATTGAATGCACTGTTCCAGCTGGATTAACTGCCGGAGAAATGTATGATATAGTTGTAACAGATGCTAATGGTAGTATTGCAACGGCGCCTAATGGCTTTAGGCTTCAGCCAGTATCGGCTACATTAGTCATACGGGCATTGTCGCGTAGGTATTGGGACAGCGCAGGTGGCGAAACAATTAATATTACTATAGAGAATGCTTCCGCCTCTGGGAATACAGTTTTGGTGAACGGGGCAAGCGTTGATATCGTGAGTGAAAGTGCAAGCCTTATTATTATTACTACTCCTGCTTTAGCAGCGGGTATCTACGATATGGAAGTGCGTTCTGCACTAGGGAATTCAGATACCTTTACTGGTGCAGTAATCTCAATGGAATACGGAGCAGAAAGTCCAATCGCACTTTTCTTTGAAGCCTTGAAATCTAAAATTGAAACCAGCACATATATTACCGATGCGGATAACGTAGTCGTGGGAGAAACAAAAGATTTATTCGCACACGAGGACGCGAATTTTCCTCGCGTCGAAATCTTGTGTAAGGTCTTTAATGGTTCTGGCTATGCGTCTCAACGTAGTCTAGACTTTAGATTGCGTATCATCGTAGTTGGGTATCTTAAGCGGGATTCCGACGACGTAACAATTTCAGACATGACTAATCTAACAAATTTTGGAATCGACTTAAGCACTTTGATTTACGGAATGCTGGACGATAAGCAGAATGGACTGACGAATGTACCGGGATTCTTGAAATTCTCAGGGTATCCATCTGCGTATTATGACTTTGAGTTAATTCCAAAAATTTCAACTGCGTTGCTGGAAGTCGAAGCAGATTTCCAGTTGAATGATACACAAACAAGGTAGGAGGAAAGATGGGAATCACTACGAAGGTAATCCGTAAAATGGCGGCGGAGATTCAACCCGCGGGTATCTACGATAGCGCCGCAATGTACCTGATGCCCTATGTTGGCGGTAAAATGGGTAAGTCCTATGATGGCATCATGGACGAATCCATTAGTGGAGAGGCATTTAAAGACATACCGCAGCAGGGTCCACGACGTGTGATGTCGGATGGTTTGGGATTTCAAATTGACCCAACAAGCTCAGAGATTCTTCTTGAGGCTCTTTTTGGGAACAATACCGCTGGCGTATTCACGCTTGGGAATAACGCCACAGTCCTTTCTATCGCGACGTATGATGGCGTGAACAGTCATAACAAGTATGCCAATGTATTCTTTAAGAAGGGAATCATCAAAGGCGCCGTCGGAAGTAACATCACACTTGATGCGGAGACAATAGGTGAAACGGACGAAGACCGAACCAGTGACGCTTTCCCAACAGTTACAGGATATGGCGAGCCGTTTACGTTTCATGAAGCTGGCGGTACTACTGGTTTCGTTCGTGTTGGGAATGCTGATGATGCTCTCGCTGCTGGTGACAATATTGAGATAGAGGATTTCTCCTTTGAGATGGACAACGGTTTCGACCATCAGCATTGCAACGTAGGAATAGGCATTCTTACTCCGTTATTCGGTATGGCACCTCCGAGCGTTGGTGGAAGCTTTACTGTTGCACGGCATGATACTGACCAGTGGCTGACTTGGGCAGAGGACCACACTCCTTTGCAGATGAGCGTCTACATCTATAAGAGTGCCACGGCTTCTCTGCTGATTGAGATTCCTCGTTTTATCATCAAAGCTGACATCAGTGATGATGACACAACGAAGGTGGCTGTGGCTATGGAGATAGGGCGTAATGGTACTGGCACGTCTTATGCGAATAGCAATATGGAATTCACTAGCCCTATCCGCGCAACACTCGTGAACGCGTAAGTGTTGGGTTAACTAAATTTGTTCAGGAGGCCTAATGGCAACGTCGTTGAAGATTAATCAGTTAGGAGCATTCCAACTGGAGGCTGGCCAAGCAGGTGCTGGCCTGTCTCCTGGCTGGGGTGCCTCTGGTTCTGAGGAAGCTCTTGGGGCTTCGGATGCATTTCCTTGGCTGTCGTTTGGTAAGGGTAAAACCATTAACTCGGAGAGACCGAATGAGATTACATCTGAAGCATACTCTGATATTCCTCAGAAAGTCGGTGAGTACGTTGATAAATCGATATCCCTGCATCCTCGATTTTACAGTGCTAAGTTTGGAAGTATGCTATATTGGATGTGGGGTTTTGAAAATTCAATCGTGGAGGTAGGTGTATTCACACTCAATACCCCTACGGTTGAACCGACTGCTGGTGCTACATATCGTGACACGGATGATAATGACTTTACTTTCTTGAGAATGGAAACTTGGGGAACAACGATTTATCATATCTTTAGTGCAGACGATAGTGTTACGCCTACATTGGCTACAGGTGACTTGACGAAGCAAGCGGGTACTGGCGATGCTACACTTACGTTCTCTGCACGCAGTGCGTTGATGTATGAACATTTATACGAACTGGATGCACATGAACGTCATCTCACAGATTATCGCACGGCTGAGCAAATATCAGGTTATGCAGCAGGTGATAAGAAAAATAGAATGGCAACGCTTGGTATTAAGCTTGGAACAAACGATTACAGATATAGGAACGCAATGTGTAAAGGTTTCAGTCTCAAAAGTCAAGCGGGCGGCTTTTCTGAGGTGGCTGCGGATTTCGTGGCGTATGATGAAGAGCGAGATGATTTTAGCAGTGCTGATTGGACTTTTGATTCCGGTTTTAATATTTCAGATTCAATTGTGGCTCACCATAATTGGATTGTTCAGGTAGGGGAGAGTGCAGCCGCACTTGTAAATCTTGGAGTAACCAATTTTGAGCTTGGTGTATCCATTCCATTACAGGTGCTTCAGGATACTGTGAGTGGCACGCATATCGCTGAACCTGTTTTTGAGGGGAAGTATGATATCTCTTGTGGGCTTACAGTATCGCGTCACACTGTTGACACGTATCAGGATTATCGTGATGCGTGGACTACGGTCGTTGCTCGGATGGCTGCACGCTCTGGCTATTACATGCAGGAGATTCTTGTGCAAGAGGCTAAGATAACCGATGCCGGTCCCGATGATGGTGACGTGCCTTCTAACACTCTGAAACTTGAAACGGGTTATCCTGCATCGAATCAGTGGTCTACATGGCTTACAGGCAACACGCTTATTCAAGGCGGTCCGATTGTGATGCGTTGGCGCAATGCGGATTCCACTAACCATATGTTTGAGATTTAAGGAGATTCTTATGAGCTTCGTCGTGAAGGAATGCCGCAAGGTAACGATTAACCATGTTGATGGTGACACGGAAATTAGTGTGACATTCGATTTCCCTGTGGCTGAGGATAGAGATGTTGCGAAATTGAAGAACAAACTTGACGGAACGGATAACGGAACTTCCGCAACACTTCTCTACATACTGCGTTCTGCTCTTGTCAGCTGTACTGGAATTATACTTGAGACTGAGGACGGTACGCAGAAAGAGGCTGTCATTGATAATGAAAACACTCAGAAGGTAATCTTCAATGCTGTTTGGATGATAGAGGACATTCGGAATAAAATCCTTATGGCCTTTGGAGACCTTGAAGGAAAAAACTTGCAGACTGGTGCGACGGAACAGTAGATTGGAAATGGCGCCAATCAACTTGTCTAGCGTGCCAGTTCGACGGTTGTGATAAGGGGTGTAGATACACTAATCAGGAAGTCGATATGAAGTCTTTAGTGCTCTACACCTCTATTTTACCTCTGTGGGAGATTTTTGAGTGCGCCATTGAATTGAGTCCTTTGGATGCGCAAGGTTACTTTACTATCACTATGGTGGATTCAATCATTCGGGATATAGAACTTGAAATTAACCCAACAACCTTCTGGAACACCATGCGGTACTTCCTTTATCGGCAGAATAAAAAGATTATAGAGAAGCGCCGGCTAGATGCACTCAAACGCGGAGGGAAGTAATGTCGCAACCGTTGATTCTAAAGATAACTGTAGATGACAAGGGCAATCCGGCCCTTGTCAGTCTCAATACTAACGCAAAGAAGCTTGAAAAGACGTTGCCATCTGTCGGCAGCATGATGAAAGCTATCTTTGCGACGAAGGCTATTACTAGTGGTATAGCCTTTCTTCGAGCTAATATCACTGGCCTTGTGTCTGAAATTTACAAATATGAATTAACCCTACGTAAGATTGAGGGTATAACTCAGACTTCGGGCGCACCATTAAAGGCTTTAGGGGATACTGCTCGACAGGCCGCGTTGGATACTGAGTTCAGTGCTACGGAAGTCTCTGCTGCCATGCTAGAGATTGTTAAAGCTGGACGGTCTGTTAACGAGACCATCGAGCTTACTCCTGCTATACTAGATTTGGCCACTGCCGCTGGTGCCGACCTTGCTTGGGCCGCTAAGAATACTAATGAGTTAATGAATGCAATGGGAATTGGTGTAGAAGAGACTACTCGCGTTGTTGATGTTATGGCTACATCATTAAATGCAACACTCCTAAATCTCGAAGACTTCATGGAGGGTATGAAGTATATCGCCCCCATTGCTAATAACATGGGTGTTTCGCTGGAAGAGACTGCGGCCCTGCTGGGTAAGTTAACAGACGCTGGTATACGTGGTACAATGGCGGGTACTACGCTGCGTAATATCTTCTTGAATCTGTTAACTCCTAGCAAGCGTGTTGCTGCTGCTTTGAAGGACATGAACTTAGAGGGGAAGTCTGTTTCAGATATACTTGTTGGGTTAAAAAAACGTGGTATGACAATCCTTGACTTCTTACAGACATTCGATAAGCGTGCAGTTACTGGTGCCGCACAGCTTGCTGAGGTTGGTGGCGCAGTAAATGACTTGCAGAAGTCACTTGAGGATGGCGATGTCGCTGCATCAGATATAGCTAATACCATTCGTGACTCGACTGTTATTGCATGGAAGATAGCCAAGAATACAGTTACTGAATTGGGACTGTCTCTAGCGGATGCTTTTGGAGATTCTACTCAGGGACTTATACAGTCTTTCACTGCTCAACTACGTAAGCTGGATACATGGATTGATAACAACCACGATACTATTAATGGATTTGTAAAGGGTTTAACTTTTACTGCTAAAGAGATTGCAGGATTGGTTATCCCCACGTTAACCGCATTAGGCAAAGTAATTATAGCTACGTTTGCATTACACGCATTCCGCGGCTTAAAACTTTTCATGCGTGATTTAGAATATCTACCGATTAGAGCGCAATACGCGGCAGAAGGACTCAAAAAGATGGCCATGAGTATGCAGGCTTGGCAGACCGTTGCCATGGCGGCATACATCGTTTTGGATAGGTGGGCTACTAAATTAAACGAGCTACGCGATGCTCAGATAGAGAATATAACAAAGGATTGGAATACCGAGGGGCACCTTGCGGCATTAAAAACTGTCAAGGCGGCGTATGATAACCTACATGACGCTGAGGCAGCCGCTCAGTCCTTGGGTATGGAAAGTACAGAATGGACTAAAAAAGCTACTAAAGAATTAACAGCAACCATTAAAGCACATGGTAATGCATGGGGGGATACCTCAGAAAAGCAGGTTTCAACCGAGGAATCCCTTGATGGTATGATTAGAAATCTTGCGGTTTCTCTCTACCTGAATAAGCAGAACGCCGAAAAAACAAAAGAGACAGACGAGAATGCTAAGTCGTTAGCAAAGACCTTAGCAACGGTTGCAGCCGCTGCTGATGGGGATAAAAAGAGCACTTGGTTTGAGGACAACAAGTGGCAGTTTGATTTATTAGAAGCGAAGTCGGAATCTGAAAAACTTACAAAGAATTGGTACCAATTAGGTGTCGACCAAGTAAAAAACTTTGAGGATGGCTTTACTGATACAGCTAAGCATTGGGCAACGAATGTTGCTGCTATGTTTAACGTGGACCCTAGTTTTGCGCCAATCAGTCTAGAGGCCGCGGAAGAGAATGCTGATGGAGTCCGTACAGTCTATTCTGAATTATTCGGTTGGCTTATAGACTTAAACAAGGAATCCGCGGATAAAATTGCGGCTGAACAGAGAGCGGCCTTCAACTCAATAGCTCAGAGTGTTGGGTCAATTACAAATTCTGTTATAGACATAGTTGGAACGTACAACCAAAGCATTCTCGATAGCACTCTTGCTAGGCTCGATGCTGAGTCAGCAGCGATAACGAAGCGTTATGATTCTGAGTATGCGGCTGCAGAAGGCAATGCTTTTAAGCAGACTATCATTGAGGAAAAGCGTGCCCAAGAAGAAGAGCGCATTGCCAAGGAAAAAGCCGCGGCCGAGAAAGAAGCTAAAGAAGATGAGAAGGCTTCTAAGATAGCTCAGGCTACAGCTGATGCTACGCTCGCTGTAATTGGTGTTCTAGCCAATACTTATGGTGGTGTCTACACACGTGCGGCTGCTGGTGTTGCGATAGCTGCTATAGCTGCGGGTTACATTTCGCAGTTATATTCTGCACTATCTGGTTATCGCACTGGTGGCATAGTTGGCGAAAAAGGGAATGGGACATCAGACAGCAATCTCGCCTTAGTCAGTAAGGGAGAAAGAATTCTAACTGAAGACAATATAGATTCTCTTGGCGGTAACGAGAGAATTAACCAGATGCTGGACCGCGGCGGTACATATAATACATCAAGTAAAACGGTCCACATTGATACATTTGTGGGTACTCGTGAGTTTGCGCGTTCGATGATTAAGACAATCGAAAAGGAGCTTAGTCGATGACAACTTTAACTTTAACCCAAACCGAAGGCGGCTCCGAAGTCGTAGCCATTACGTGTAGCCTAGTATACGGCACGGATTGGTTTAGCAATCGTCTTAATCAGACTACGGTAGAGACTGCCGATGGCGGTATGGTTACATATGACGCGGGGCCAACTGTTTGTCATGGGGTATTGGTATTAAAAAACGTATCGTATACAGATGGCCAAGCTTTATTGCATTGGTTAAAAGCGCACATACTCTATGCAAAGTATCAATTCACTGTAGCAGCCGTAGCTAATGTGGATTTGGGCAAGGGTAAGAATACTGCATTAACTATTGTGAATTGGGATGGTGGGCGTAGCACTAGTGGATTACTAGAGTATGTCGCACCCGGACAATACAACGTAAGATTCCCTTACAGATTTAAGGAGTAGGTCATGGCCTTTGACGTATCTGTAAGTAATAGTCTGTATGCCTATGTAGCAATTTTTCCTAACGCCAATGACGACTGGTCGGCTACTAGTCCGTTTAGTGGCTATAACCTATCTGGTGGCAAGACCGCTTTGGCAATTGGTACATTGGATAGTGATACATTCACGAATTTCGTGCGCGTTCCTTCAAAGCTACTCAGTATCTCAAATATTGATAAAGGTATTAATATCTTTGAGGGCAATAAACATGACTTGAAAGTCAGCAAGGAGATATTGGGTGTTGGCGGCGTGGCCATGACTGGTAGCTTTAGTATTGAATTTGAGAATTCCAATCGTACTATCATGACCTCAAATTTGATTGGTCGCACTATATCTCTTTGGGTCGCTAATGGTACTGCCATGTCGGATACAACGGCTGACAAAGAAGTATTATTTACAGGTAAAATCTACTCTATCGACGACTCTGGACGTGTTGGGTTAAAAATAGAAGTTAGGTCGAACCTGTCTCTTTGGGATAAGGAAATCGGGACACCCACTGAGAGTGAATCTACTATCTATAACAGTAAGATTATCCCGATGGTCTATGGGGATTTTAGCGATGATTTCGCCTATGTGCCTATCGTTATGGATAAAGACTTTCGTAATTTTGCACAGTTGTTTCTCGATGAGCGCAAGCTTAATGAAGTGCTAAATTTCTATTGCTGGGATAAAGATAGCAAGGTAGCGTATCTCGCTACGAATGGCAATGATAGTGTTTTGAACACAGACAATAATAGAATTACGATGTACTCTGATAACGACCTGTATCTAGTAGATGCCACTATAGCAATTGCAGATTGGTTCAAGACTTCCTATTTTCCAATCACTCTATGGAATCCGCCCTACGTAATCTTTGCTATTAGCGGTACTGTGACAACCGAGCCTGTAGGGCATACCATAGTGGCCACTGGTACAGTCTACTATGATGCAGAAGGAAATATGTATGAATTTTTATACATGACTTCAACATATTATGTCTTTACTGCTCGCAGCGAAGACTACATATATTCAGAACTTAGCGGTACTCTTACTAAGCATTCTGGAACTGGAGACAGTAGTTTGACCTTTACTTGGCACTCTGCCGTGCGTGACCCGCATCTCTTTTTTGAGAGTGCTGAAGAGGTCTATAATAGTGTTTTAGTTTCATCGGCCAAAGCTGAGCAGATATTGATTCAAGTTGAAGACGAAAAAATGCTATTGGTTACAGATTTCACTACAGAGTGTGTAGCCGTTGCGGGTAAAAACGGGTACTATGAAAAGAGCTCTACTCACGCCTATCGTGGCTACGATGGTACATCGGCTGTTGTCCACGCTGCGTTGTCTTCCGTCTATGAGGTTAATGGTAAAATTAAGGGAAGCAAGTGGTTGGTAAAACATAAATTTATCTCTACTGGTTTTGCTGGTTTCTCAACGTCTATGCGCGGCACGTATAAAGTAGCCTTTGAAGGTACTAATGCATTCGTAGATGATTGGGCGGCTCTAGAAGAGAATTTCATAAGCGCAAATGATTTTATTACAGTAGCCCGGTCAGGTGACGGCTATGTAATTGGGCTTCCTATACGCAGATACTGGAATGTTACTACATTTGGTAGCCTAGGTAGTGCTATCCTTGCACTAGATTTGCTATTTCCTACCGTAAATATATCTGGAGAGGTTCTGGATATCTTTGTAATAGGTGGAATAGCTTTTCAAAGTAAGGATTTCACACAGACATACGGCTTACAACACACCGCGGCTACGGCCTGTATTGTAAAAGGTGGATCTCTTAAACCACATATATATGTCAAGCAGGAATCTACTAGCCGTAGAACGGCTGGAACACTACGTGTAGTATCTGCGGATTATACCTCTAGTACAGGATTTGCGATGGAGGGGCTTGGCAGGTGGGCACTACAGCCAGAAGACTATCTTTTCCAGCGCATGAATTACTTGGCGGATACTATCTTTCCTGATGACGTTGGGTGCTTTCTATTTGAATCCAGGGGACAGGGTTTTAGAGGATTCTATACACCCGACTATTTACCCTTAACCGACCCTTTGTATGCTGCGAAGTATCCTCAACTTTCTTCGGATGAAAGTTTCTCTTTGTCACACAGTGACCTTGAATACGATGGTGTTTTTGGGAACATCAATCAGCTCGGCACACAAAGATACGCCTTGTGTATTTGTGAGGGATTTCAAGTAAAGTATGGGAGCCAGGTATGGTCGGGTCTGATAAATGATACGTTACTGACAACCATTAAAGAAATTGGTTTCCTAATCCATTTCTATGTTGACCCCGTAGAGACTCCTTTCTACACCAAGGTGTATGGCCGTGAGTTTGACGCAGCAGTATCCTATTTTGACGAAACGGCTTCTGGTATGATTGAGAATGCCGCGGATGTAATAGAGGATATTCTGCGAAGAGAAGTTGGCCTGACCGATGCTGAACTGGACGAAACGTCTTTTGATGCCGTTCGCCCTTTAAGAGATACTTGGAAGCTCGCAACGGTTATACAAGGTGAACCAGTTTTGTTAACCCAACTCCTAAATAATATAGCGCGTGAGTTTGGATTGATTGTTTATGAGACACGCGAGGGTAAGATAGGTTTGAACACCTTAGATGTGCCAGCAGCTACGGGCAGTCTTCGTGAAATACTTGATTCTGAGTTGGTGACTGAGGATGAGAAAGTAGTCTTCCAAGAAGAATATACTTCACTCAGTAGTTTATTCACTGGGGTTAATGTTAATTATGCAAGAAACCATGCTGACGACTCCTATGGATACAATGCACAGACTGATGCTATCGAAGACCTAACTCAATTACTGGCGGATACCGAAGACTTCACTGACGAGGCAGTTAGTGCTACGATTAATTTTGAGGGTATCCGTGATTCTCTAACCGCTAATCAGTCTGTATACTTGATTGCATTATACCATAAAGCGCCCTTGCGCAAACTGACTATTAGTGGTATTCTTTCACTATATGATGTAGATGTAGGGGACTGGGTATACTTTGACACCGCGACATATATTCCCGGAACGGGTAGCAAGGTATATTTAGTAATTAACTCAAACTTAACACTTCCCTTGTTTGGTGCCTTCCCTAATGTTACATTGGAGCTAATCGAAATGGACATCGGCGCGAACAACCAGACCTTTGCTGAGGTGACAGATGCTTACTTCACTGGAGGATATCCGGGCAGTCAGACAGAGTTAAAGGCTGGAGACACGTTTGACTTGACTGTTGAAACCGATAAAGATATTGTAGCTATAGAGGTGATGGACTCCCAATATTATGCCACAGAGGGCGAAGTATTTGAGTTCTCAGCTTCTCAGAGTGAAACGGTAACTGTTACGATAGCTGACCGCGGGGCAGAGACTCAGTTTATGGAGTGCATGCTTAGAGTGCAGTCTGCCGATGGCGTGTGGTCTAGCTGGATAGGTACTAGTGATTTCTCTGAGGTGGATGGCACAGGTAAAGTATATCTTAATAATACCTATCCTTTTGCATCAGTTGATATGATTACGTATCCTACTGACCAGGATGCTATTTCCAGCGGTGAGTTAGCCGTTGTGTACGTCGATGAGGTGAATTGTGATTCAGTAGTTTATAGCTCACCCAATAGTCAATTGACAATCCATGACACAACTGTAATGGATGATAAAGTCTGTGACTACGCTGCTGGTGACTATAATACTACTGAAGTGAACTTCCAAGGTATCTTTACACGCGCCGCCAATGGAGCTACATATACACTAGAGGTAATTGTAGCCATAGCGAATGCCGCACCAGTGATAAGAATAACAGAGAGTGCTGAACTCCTGCGTAGTGGTCCTAGTGTTTGTTGTGGTGGTACTGGAGCAGAATACTATGTGTATATAGTCTCTGACCAGATACTTCTTGAGGTGCCTACTCTAGCTCCTGATAGTAGTGACACCGAAACTGAGATAAGCGCATTTGAACTACTAGAAGACTTGTCAGACGATGAACAGACATTGCTAGTTGATTACCTGACAGGACACTATATCTATCGCGCAACGATTACTATCTATGATGATACTGGTAACGGAGTATTCGACTGGGAGAGTCTTGTGGCGACCGGCCTCGCAGGCGTTGAGCAGAATACTATTACTGCGGACGACTTCGATGACACCTATGAGATTCGCGGGTTCATTGAGCGCACTCTTACCTTTGCTGCATGGACAAATAGGGAAAGAGGAATCGGTAAGGCTGTGCATACTATAGGCAACGTAGTTGTCCATAATCTCAGTAAGGGTGATGATTATGAATTAACCTTACGCACATCAGTAGGGGACGAAATAGACACATTCACAATAACTGACCCGTCTGCCACGTACAACGCTAATGGTAATCTATTGTATAATTGCGACTTAGCCAATGCAGTCTCTAATACAAGCGGCACACTCCAAATGACAATTGAGGAAACTATATGAGACTCTATATACCTTATTGGATTAATGGAGTGTTACCTCCGACTGTGATTAAAAGTATCGGAGCCCAGACTATTCAGTGTGAAATCGTAGTGATTAGTACACTGCGTACACGTAATAGAGATAGTGAGTATGAGAATAGGAATATGATATTTGACTTAGCCAAGGCAGAAGACGTATTCCTAATGCAGGATTCCGACGTGAGTCATAAGCGTACTGATAATATACACAGTATGCTACACTATCTTGCTGAGCATCCGACAGTGGGCTATGTGGCATTAAGGCACGGGGCAATCTTAGTACATACCAATCATGTGGATATCGGTTGCTGTGCGGTTAGGAGACTCGCGATTAAAGATTCTTATTTAACCCAACAGCATTCAGAATGCTGCTGTGTTGGGTTAAAAAATCTTGTTGAATCAAATGGATACGTCGCTAAGTACCTTGATGCGGCAGAACGCATACAACTGGAGCTGAGACAATGAGCGCATTTGAACAATTTGTTGATACAGAACTCCCGTTGAGGCTTTCTATCGCGTTTCCCGCGGGAGGGAATCTAGCTGCCAATAAACTTTTACAGACTACTGGTGTTGGGTTAAATACGAAAATAATGGATACCGCGGTCGCAGATTTTGCAGTGACAACTCTCAGCACAACGATAATTACGGCGTTGACTCCCGGCATACTAAGTATAAATCTTGGAACGACAGATGGAAATGACAACGGTGAAATGACTATTTCTGGCGGCGGTGGTACTTCTCCTAGTCGTGGTGCTACACTCTGGATAGCCGGAAACGAGAGCTATAATACTGGTGGATTCTCTGCTATAACGGGCAACGTGTCAGGCGCGTTCCTTCAACTGCACGTGTATGGAAAAATCTACCAGTGGATGGACTATGACACGGCTTCGGTATGGTGGGATATCAGTGGCACAAAGATGTCTCTTAGTGCGACGGCATTCGCGGTGACTCCGGCGGCGACGTTCTCCAGCACGCTGCAGGCTACAGGGCTGAGCGTGGGGAGGGCAGCCACATACCTGCTGGATGTCTATAGTGCCGCGGGTCTATCCCAAGCGGTAGTAACAACTGGTGGAGGTGCAGGCCAGTTAGCATCAGTATCATCTTCAAATGGCACAGCTACCCTTAATCTAATAACACATTCTGCTACTTATGGAGTAGGAACTACCTATGGATTAAATGATCAGGGTAATAGCTTTCTGTCAGCGAATGGTAGTGCAGGCGGGTTTGGTCTTGGCACTACCGATTCACAACCAGTAGTTCTTGGAACAAACGGCACCGCGCGCATCACTATTGCCGCCGCAGGAGCAGTTACATGCGCGAGCACGCTATCTGCAACACAACTAACATCTACTATAGCCATCGGCACAGCTCCGCTTGTGGTGACTTCAACTACCGTTGTAGCTAATCTTAATGCAGCACTATGGGATGGATATGCTAGGGCAACCTACATAGACCAAGCTTTGCTTACAACTAGCACTCCAGCATTTGGCGGATTAACTCTTAACAAGACCGGCAATGCTCACTATTATTCTACTTTGAATCTAGTACATGCCACTACTGGTTATGACATTGGTATAAAACTTACAACATTTAATTTTGGTATTCACTTGGCCATAGATGATACTGACGGTAAGTTCATGGTGATGGAGCCTGAAGGCCCATCATCTGTATTCTCAGTATCTCAAGCTGGCGCAGGAATCTTTGCCTCTACAGCACAGGCTACAGGGCTGAGTGTTGGGCGTGCGCTGACTACTGGTGTACTAGATCTTTATGGTGGCGCAGCAGGTGGAAATATATGTGCATACATACGTACAGATGACGCAGATAAAGAAGCGGGCTTGTACGTTGTCAACGATGGCGGATACAACATTTCAATGGTGTTGGAAGGGTCTGCCGTAGGTGGTGGATGGGCCAACTATGCTGCCATGCTGACAAATGCTACTGCAGGATTGCGCCTTGGAACCACATCCGCTACAGATGTTGTGATTAGGACAAGCAATACTGCCCGTATCACCATCGCCGCCGCAGGTGCCGTCACATGCGCAAGCACGCTGCAGGCTGGTAAAATCACCGCCCAAACTAGCAGTGGAGACAAGCTGGTTCTGAAGCGTGCAGGTGCTGATGCTGATTGTTACATTGATTACCAGAGTTCTGCTGGAGCCGAACAGGGATTTGTGGGATTCTGGTCGTCCGACAAATTCAATATCTATAACGGGTTGAATACTGATATGCGGTTTTACACAAATGGCACTGTTCGCGTCACCATCGCCGCCGCAGGTGCAGTCACATGCGCCAGCACGCTAGTTGCTGGTTCGTATGTTTTGGGTACTTGCACGTCTACCGCATCACTTTCTGGGACAGGGGGCGTAGGACAAGCTTTAGAGGTGAAACAGAATACAAATAGTGCGGGCGTGGACAGCTTCATGGCATTTCATATTGCTGGTAGATATGCACTCAACTTAGGAATTGATAGAGCGACAAATTCACTCAGTGTTGGTGGCTGGAGCATGGGCGTCGTAAAATACAGAGTTGTACATGAGGGTCTTGCCGCTACAGTACTTGCGGGCACGCTGCGGGCCACATCATTGATTGCAACGACTGACATTTACCGCACTGCATTCACAGACTACTCTGGAACGTCAACAACTGCCGGTTGGGCGAGTGTAACAAAAAATATTTATTACAAACGTATTGGAAAAACAATGCATATTTGGTTTTATCTTAATGGTACAGCAGGTGGTGGTAGCCCGTATGCCGCAACATTTACTCTACCCGTAGCCGCAAGTGCGACGGCTCCAACAGGAGGTTACATTGGTACATGTCGCTCTCTTATAGCCGCGACATATTATGCAGGTTTTTGTTCTCTCGCTGCAAGCGGTTCAACAGTTAGTTGTTATCCAGATGTATCAGGCGGTGGGTGGGCACCTACAGGTACGAAGGGTGTTCAAGGATATCTTTGTTATGAAACTGCATAGGAGGAAGTGTGGCAAACATTACTAAATTGGTATTCTCAACAGACAGTGTTGCGTTGGATGAGCCAGTGATAGTAGACGGAAGAATAACGGGTACGGCTACGGTAGATAAACCGCGCAGCGAAGTAGAAACGACGATGCTGAAAGACCTCGCAGAATATTCGGCAAATACTGCTAAAAGCATGAAAGACGTTATCAGTATGCTAAATGTAGTGGAGCAACTCGAAAAACTCACAGGAGCTATAACAAAAAATACTGAAGTGGATTTAGCCAATGCAGACATCCTTAAGATAAACGAGGCCTTTGTTGGGTTACAAAACAAACCTAACGGTTGGATACGCTATTGTCGCAACCTTATCCGTCAGCTTGCGAGTGTTAAAGAATGAAGAGACTACTTACATCATCTATCGTATTTCATCATAGTGCCTCGCGTGATGTTAGTATTGATGAGGTAAGAGCGTGGCATATTGCGCGGGGCTTTAGCGATATTGGGTATCATGCTATCGTACACAGAGATGGTAGACTTGAAGAAGGGAGAAGAATTACACTTATAGGTGCCCATGCAAAGGGGCGTAATTGGTGTAGCATTGGTGTATGTCTTATGGGTAACTTAAATAAAGTTTTTCCTACAGCAGCTCAAATACGCGCAGCTGAAAACTATTATGTCTATGCCTGTGAATACTATAAGAAAAAACTAATTCCAAGTTTTCATCATGCAGAATGTCCAGGGAGTAATCTTAACCGAGAGAAGTTCAAGTCTCTAATGGAGGCCGCGTATGCGTCTCAAAATAGAAGGTAGATTCTTTGGGATGGAGAACTATGATGTAAAGCCTCTCGATGGTCGTTGGTGGCTTATACAGAATCCTGAGAGTAATTGGGGATTTGAAATCACAAAGGGAGCGGAGAATATACCTTCTGGTTCACTTGTAATTCCAAGACATAATGCAGAAACTGACTTCGCGTCTGTTCCGTACCGTGCAGTAATCACTCGGCTCATTGGACCACCTACCGGATACGGTAAGGGTAGGGCATATGGCCCTGCGGCTATAATGCATGATGAGCTATACACTACCGGCAAAGTTATCGGGCCGGGTGGCCAGAAGATTACCTGCTCAAAGCGTTTTGCAGACTCGCTGTTCTTCACTGCAATGGAGTGTAAGGTTAAAACTAAAATTAAAAGTGTGCTCTTGAACGGCGACCCGGTGGATAAAGAATACATTCTTGTAGACGTTGCACGCTGGAGACGTAAGGTAATGTGGATGGCCGTGGCTGGATTCGGTAAGAGTGCTTGGAAGAAACATGGCCGACCTGCGTTCGTTTACAAAGATGTTAAACCATGAAAAAGAAAGGGCGCCGATTAAGGCGCCCTATTCATTTACTGCCCGAACTTTTTCCGCAGATTAAACTGAGCGTGTCTACATCTATCTGGATGATAGAAGATCCCACAGTCTGCTGTACTGGTTATTTGCGGGCACGTAACCACCCAACACTTTTTAGCGTGCTCGCCCTCCTTTAACACTACGAGTTCTTCATTATCATTGTATCGACGTAAAAGATTCTCGACCTGCTGACGAGTAGGCTCCACTAATCCTCCCTTGATTTGGAAACTGTTTCACGTTCGTGCATTTCACTTATATTGCGTGAGGACCAAAGCACGTTGTCATAGTCTCGTTTAGGGAAGTACCTTTTCATTAATGTATTCTGTTCATTGATGGACATGCCCCAAAACCATTTCAGTGCCGTGGGAGATGCCTTGCCATATAGTTTTTTTGTCTGCTCCACTAATCCTCCTTACACAAGTTTAATTAACCCAATAAGTGTTTTGTATAGTATAGCTGTTAGCCTTGCATCACCTTCGGCGTCATGAACATCCTGTGTGGGAATGTTGAAATGTGCGCAAGCCTTTCTAAGATTCCTAGGAATATGACTACCCATATCAGTAATGGCAGTAATAAGATTTGTCGTGTCTCTAATGTGGTAGTCGAAGGTTTCATCATATAGCTCGATGCCCATAAATTTTCTAATATATGTTCTGTCAAAGATGTAGTTATGCCCAAGCGGAAATATCTTTTCATCAGTTAACTCTCGTTTCCATATCAAAAGACTCGTTCTGACTTGTGCCGCGGTGGGTGCCATGAGCAATTCTTCTTTAGTAATCCTGTGTATTTCAAATGCCTCCGGGGACATGAGCTGTAGTGCAATCGGCGATGGCCGTATTCTTGTTGTATAACAGTGACCGTTGAAGGAGAAATCTTTATTTAACCCAACAATCGCCAGTTCAATCATTTCACAGCATGTCTCATTGAGACCTGTGGTCTCGGTATCAATTGCACAAATCATCCTCTGAATCTCCTTTCAAGGCGCCCATTACTTGGGTTAAGAATAAACTCGAAGACTTCATCTTTATCATCCAATATCAGTGTGATGTTCCCTACAAAAGTTTGGTTAGTGCCGCCCATTTTTCCTTTGACGTAAGGATGCATCTTGGGGAAAAATCTCGCTACCCTTAGCGCACTCCAGTAAGGGCGCTTATCTGCTGGTAGCCATGAGAAGAATGAATTATAGAATTCATCCCATGTAATAAGTTTGCCGTGGCATATCTTAGTTTTTTCAGCAATGAATACCTCTAAGTCGTTCCTATTGAACATCTCCAATTCCATTTTCTCAGCAGTGTGCAAGCAGGGTACTGCCAGGCGTCCATCGGGTTCTGGTAACTCGATGGACAGAATGAGATTTAGGAATTGTGCTTTCTCTGCTTCTAGCCTATCAAACAGGACACGCTTAGGGACTTCTTGTTTGATTACGTCTACGCGGCATACTGTCACCCGAGTATCTCCGGGGAATACCGGACAGTATGTTGGGTCATTTGCACATTGCATCCAATGAGAAGTATTGGCGATATCATAAACTGTTCTATACTTCTCATTAATTGCTATTGTCTTACCAGTAACCCAATCCTTAATTCTGTTGGAAGCTTCCTTATTTGTTCTGAGATTGACTTCTTCAACCACGCAAAGTATGGCATTCGCGATTTCAGCATTGAATCCTTGTTGGTTAATAAGTGCGTTGTCTGCTCTAGCATATCCTCTACTTTTCTTGAACAGCAAGGACAGAGCTTCGTGAAGGGTGCTTTTTCCGGTGTTTTGTTGTCCAATAAAAAAGATATATGGCAATGGTTCTTGAGGTCGTTGAAAGATATTTGAAATCCAACAAAGTAGATACTCGGCTCCGGTTGTGATTGCATTAGCTTGACACCATTCGTGGTTTTTAATGACCTCATCGAGTGACTCCCCACAGTGTTTAAGTACTTCCATCCATGTAGGGCACGGCCCATCCTCTGGAGAACACGAGAAGGTCGCGGCATTCTTATTCCATTTACGATTGCCGGGGTATTCATCCTCGAAAGGAATGTTTACCATTTCCCACGGCTGAAGAATTGCTTTACTCATTAGCATCTCAACATCTGCTTTGCCAGAAACTGCATTTTGACTCAACAATACAGTATTGACATTAGACTTGTTCTGCTCTATCCATCTGCCTTCCGTATGAATATACCAGCCCGCTTCAGAATCGTTAGCTATAACATGTCTGATTAGAGTGTCCGGTGCTGGCATATTCTTCTTCTTGCGCGTGACTGTAATCACGCATTCCCATCTATCCTTCGTAGGCAGGAATCCCTCTAGGTTAGGGTCATAGTCCTCTCGCTTAATACCTACGATTAGTTTGTCACCTTTCTCCTTGATGAACATCTGCCGTTGTAGATACATCTCAGGTAAGGTTAATTCTATTTCTGAATTGGCCAGTGCTTCGATTCCCTTGGCAGCGGTATTGAATACAAATTCACCCTTGGCGCTCTCTACCCCACCACTAGCTTTTGATGCTGCTTGGATATCCGCAACGTCATTAAACACACAGCGTGTCCAGCCGCTAGGGTCTGTTATCCATGTCGCGTGTTCTTTTACATTGATTCCGTGCCGCCTGACAATCCAAGCGCCATTGGTAACTGGGAACGCATAGCAGTTTTGCCCTGACGAACCACTTGAGTTTGTAAAGAAAAATCCCTTGAGATTAAGCGTTGTATGACAGTCTCGTAAATCAAACGTGTGACAGACAAGCATATTGTGGTCGCTGTCCCACCAGAAGTCTTTCTTTGCGTTTCGGGAAAACCACTTGAGTACACGTCTATGGTCTTCGTCAATCTCGATTCTCTTGAGTGGAGAAACCATCTGATTGAAGATATCATCATCTGTCCCGAGCCCCTTAATCTGTTTTCTTTTGCCAGTCGTAACCTCAACATGACTTCGCCAGTTCTTAGGGATAAGACTTGAATTTAACTTTACACCTTCCTTCAAAAGCGATAGCCCATCTGTGCCCTCTTGCTTGCGATGGTACACCCATAGAACGCCACCACAGGCATCGACATTGGCTTCGAGATTGTATCCAGTTTCGATTGAGAGTAAAGTTAGAATTGACCTCGCTAGCCCAGCATGAACTGTATGATTCTCTGTCGGGACTGGCGTCTCGAAATGGATATAGAGATGTAATCCTTTTCCACTTGTGCTTTTGATGGTTGTAACCCAAGGTACATCGAGAACAGCTAGTTTGATTTTTTCAAGCTCTTCGGGTTCTAGACCTTCCTTGTGATTAGCAATGGAATCGAAATCGAAGCCAACCCATTTAGATTGCAAGTTAACCCAATCCCATCCAGTCATCCCAATACCCTCAACGTGAGCGGTAAGGTTAAATTTCAATTCACTGTCCTGATACTCTGGACTACCCTTAGCGTTCCAAGGTATACGAAATGACTTCCACTGTTCGGTATCATTCTTCCAACCTACCCATCGTTTGCCTTTATACACTCCTTGAATCTTTTCACCATCATCCTTCGCTACATTAATCTGCACTTCCATGTTTGGGTTAAATAACAATGTTAGATGTCGATTACCCACTGTCTTGAGAAACTCGCCAACTGCTTCCAGCTTTTGCATCTACCCTCCATTGGGTTAAAAGTAAGCAGTAAAGTTAACTGGGCATTTCTGTTACGTGACGTTATGCCCGCTGACTAACTAACTATACCTAATATACAACCGTTTTCTAGGTTTGTCAAGTATTGAGTCATTTAAGCGGTTAAACAACGAGCAAATATCGTGCCAACTATTTTAAGAAAATGAGGCGTTGCCCTTGACTTTGCCGCCGGCGAGTATTATATTGTACTACCTTGTATAGTGCCATAGCTGAAATAACGAGTGCTGAGTTAAAAACAAATTTCTTTCTAACCTAACAGAAAGGTAAGGTTAATTTATGAAGATGACTCTAACTACTGCGTGCGGTTGCCAGCGTTTAGTTGAAGTCCCAAACTACCATGCTACCCACATCTTGGTCCCCCTTACTGGTGAGCATACACAAGAGTTGTTTTTTAACTCAACTACCGTTCCTTCCTTTACACCAGTTCGCGTTTTTGTACGCGAAGACTACTATGACCACGGAACGCGCTTCGTTCGCTACGTAGAAAAAGTTTAATTTAACCCAACAAAAAGGAGAGTGTATGATTGTCCAGTCAAAGTCAAATCCAACTAGCATTGTAGATGGCGATTCACTTCGTGCGGTGATGGAATCTCTTCCACTCTATTTCTACCTTACAGGTTCGCGCTACTTCGGAACACAAACACAATCTTCTGACTACGACTATATCGTGGTGGATAGCTCGCAGTCGATGGCGTTTCTGACGCGTATTGCGGCTCTCCCCGTTGAGTATCAGAACTCCCCGTATGAAGTGTACGCAAGGTATGATGTGCACTTTATTGTTATTCCTCAGGACTGCCTACCTACACTCTTGGCCACCCAAGAATGGATAAAAAAATACGGCCTCATAACTCATGACAAAGCACGCAACGGCAAGTTATTTCGGGCCATCTCTGCTATCCTTGATAAAGATCTTTAACCCAACAGAAGGAGAATGAAGTGAAAAACGAAGCATTGGAAGCGTCGATTGCACATCACGAGAGAAATGTTACGTTGCTAAATACCATGCGTGACATGGCTCGAAAGGTAAGCTACAGGTCACAAGATTGCGCGCTTTGTTCTGCCTATCACAATACTGATCCCATATCCACCGGTTGTGGTGCTTGCCCGGTCGGAAAGGCTACCGGCAAAGCTAATTGCAGAGAAACTCCTTATGTAATCGCAACGAACCTCAATTCCGATATACACTTTGCACTGACCAGAGTTCTTGACGCTGCTAGAGATGAGGTTAATTTTCTAAAGTCACTTCGCGAAAAGAAAGAGGAAGAAATATTCTATCATGCGGGACAGCGTTTTCTACTCGTCGAAGACCGTACAGAGCATTTACTAGTACACACAGGAGGCAACCAAGTCTGTTTAGTTGGCATGGACAGCGGTAATCGCTGGTGCGAGCCCACATGTGTAGATAACTTTGCTAGGATTACTCAAGAAGAATTCCGCCGAATTGGCGGAACAGCATATACATGGAAGGAGGTCACGAAAGAGAAGACTAACTAATTCTGCGCGCGTCAAACAGTCGAGTATGTAGAACTAAATTTAACCCAACATGAGGATTTAGAATGAACACCAAAGCAGTTGCGATTAGTGCCATCCAGTTTCCGCCCGAAGAAGTTTCACTGCGTCCGCCTCCATCCGCCAAGGACAAGGACTTTGCTACATTCCTTGAGCTGAAGGCCGACATTGCCAACCGTGGTTTGCAGAACCTTTTCTCGGTGCGTGAGAAGGATGGACAGTTCTATATCATTGACGGTTTCCGCCGTCTGTCCGCTTTGAAGCAGCTTGACGAGGAAAACAAACTTCACCCAACACTCGTGCATGAAGGCATCGGCATGGTGACGGTGCAGGTGCGGGATGACAATGAGTGGGATGCACTCGCCGCACAGTTGAGTGCCAACTACCATCGGAAGAAGACTCTCAGCTCGCTTGAGATTAAGGCCATGCAGAAAATCATGCAGGCTCAGAATCTCACTCTGGCTCAGCTGTCGTCGAAGATTGGTATGGGTGAGGCGTATGTGGCAAATCTGCTGAAGCTCCAGTATCTTCCTGCTGTTGCTCAGGCAGCCATTGACAGCAATGAGCTTTCGCTGGCCAATGCTATGCTCCTGAACAAGCTCCCGGACGATATGGTTGACACCTACCTTGAGGATGCACTGTCAAAGACGGTCGAGGAATTCACGACCCAGATTAGCGCAGTGCTGAATGAGGTTAAAAAGAATCGGTCAATCTCCAAGGCCACTGGGTTTGTGGCGGTTCCGAAGCTGCGTGAGAAGAAGGAGCTTGAGGTTGCTCTGGAACGCGCCCAGCAGGAATACGACATGGACAAGTCAGACTACAACCGCGGTAAGGTTGAGACTCTGGCCTATGTCTTCCAGATGGACGAGCCCACCATTGCGGCGAAGAAGGCCGAGTGGGAGCTGAAGGAGAAGGAGAAGGCTGACAAGGCAGAAGCCCGCAAGGGTGAGCGCGTCGAGAAAAAGCTTGCCGACTCTCAGAAGTTCCTTGAAGAGCACGGTAAGAAGGTTGTTTAATTAACCCAACACAGAACTGAGATTAACAAATGAGTGAGAATTTGCCAGTTTCGGCTAACGACCTTTTCAACGCGCAGATGCCGACTGCCGCAGGTGACACCCCGAAGGACTTGGCCGCGGTTGCCTCGTCTAGCTTTCTCCCAAACCTGTCTATCGGGTATGGTACGTCTGATGCTGTGAAGAAGAAAATCGCTCAGATGGGCGAATTTGTTCTCGCGGGTCAGACTAGCCTTGGGAGTAAGGTTGAGGTTATCCTGCTTCAGTATCGTATCCACGCTTGTAGGGTTAAGAACAAGGTTGAGTTCATGGACCATTGTTATCACGTGAATACTCGTGGTAGCATTGCTCAGAACGCGGAATACCAGAAGTACACTTCACAGGCGTCAGAGCCCGGTGTTGAGTTGATTCAGGGTTCTGATGTGCTGTTCTGGATTCCGGCAGCAAATGCCTTCGCTGTCATGTTCTTCAAGAAGACCCTCGCACAGTATGCGGCGGAACTCTACAAGCATGGAGCAGGTGGGCGCCTTGTTGCGATGGAAACGGTCCCAATGGAGAACCGTACTCGGACGCATTCATGGTATGGTCTGACTGTTACTCCGTTGAATCGTGGGGTTAAAGGTGGTCCTGCTGGAATCCCGGACGACAAGAAGGACATTGTGATACCGGGAGATTTGTTGACAAGGACTTACGGGATGTTCATGAATCCTTCTAGCGGAGATGGTGTTGAGAAAGACTCCGATGGTGGGACGCGTGACCGTTAGGATTTTGTCTTCTGTACGGGTAGACGTGGGGGAGTTTCCCCTGCGTCTACCCATTCCTACACCCGAGAACAGCGGTGGCTACCTTACACCTATTGGCTATACCTATAGTGATATTGATTTGCTTGTGGCAGGACTTGAGGCTGTTGAGTTAAAAAAAGATGTTACCAATCTGGCGCAGTTCTTTGATTCCCACCGGAATATGATATCTATGAGTAAGGTTAAACTTACTTTTTCTATAGATAATGAGATTTACCATGAGAGTATCCTGTGCATTAAAAACCGCATACTCGCTACCAAGAATGAAAACCTTTTAACAGTAATGCAGAAAAACGCACCTTTAACTTTCAAGTGGGGTATGTATGGGATATCTGCTAAAGTGTAAGGCGGGTGGTTACATTGTTCCTGTTTCCGTGGAGCCGGTGGACAATAATCTTGTCCTGACTTTTCCATTTAATAGGGCAATGTTGACAGAGGTTAAAGCTATGGAGCGCAATCCGGGCGGTGGCTGGGACCCGGTGCGTAAGGTATGGGTAGTGGCTAATTCCCGTCGTAACCTATTTGCGTTGGACATACTAGTAGGCGGCGATATGATTGCTCGGTATGACGCAGATATAAATTTCACCCAACACGTAGATGGATTCTGGTCGCATCAGGATAGAATGAAAGCTTTCATAGACGCGAGACATCGGTGTATCCTTGCTGCCGAAATGCGCACAGGAAAGACTCGCCCTACCCTAAAAGCTTTCTATGACTCTAAGTGGGCTGAGTGCTGGTGGGTTGCACCAAAGTCAGCCCTCGCTGGTCTACCTAGAGAGCTGAAGAAGTTTCCACTCCCTAATGGGAAAGAGCTTCGGACATTCTCTTATGAAGGTTTCAAACGTGAGGTTAAAAATACTTCTCATGTACCGGGATTCCTCGTCTTTGATGAGTGCCAGAAGCTGAAGACTCCTACAAGTGAACGTAGTGAGATGGCACAGGAACTCTCTGATACAATGGCTGGGGCATACGGTGGAGATGAATTTGTTATAGGGCTGAGTGGTACACCTGCCCCTAAAGACCCGTCTGACTGGTGGAATATCTGTGAGATTATCCAGCCCGGATTTATCCTTGAAGGAGATTTGAATAGATTCAAAAGACGCTATGGCGTATGGGAGCAGCGTGAGGGTGCCGTTGGTCAGATGTATTGGCATCTGGTGCATTGGAATATCGATGAGATAGATAGAATGTATAATCGACTCAAACCTTTGGTACAGGTGAATCTGAAAAAGGATTGCCTAGACCTGCCGCCGATTCGATATGAGATACGAGAGTTTGAACCGTCTGTTGAATTGATGCAGGTGGCGCGTACTGTTTTGGACACAGAGACACATGCTCTGACAGCTATCAATAAGCTGCGCCAGCTTAGCGATGGCTTTATGTATGTCAAAGAGTATGACGAAGAGAAGAATCGTACCAATAGGCATTCAGAGTATGTTGGTTCCCCGAAGGAAGTTGGGTTAAAAGAAGAACTTGACAACCATTGGGATACCGGTCGTCTTATTGTTTACGCTGGCTTTCAGGGTAGCGTGGATATCATAACGAAAATCGCTACCGAGAAAGGTTGGTGGGTGCTACAGGCTGACGGCAGAGCTTGGCAAGTATTCAAACCTAATTCAGAGGGAGCCTCCGAACATGGTGACATTGACTCATACAGCGTTGATTTTCTCCTTGGCGAGATGGACGGTAGCGTTAACACTAGGACTGTATCTAATCTCGTATTTGTGGCCCAAACTGATGCCGCTGGCACTGGTCTGGAATTGTCTGCTAGTCCTACTACTATCTATTACTCTAATAGTAACAATGGTGAAGGTCGTATGCAATCCGAAGCAAGAGCCCACTCAAACAATATGGATAAAGAGCGCGGACTCACTGTCATCGACTTCATACATCTACCCGTTGACAAAAAGATAAGAGACTCACTACTAAACAAAAAGGAGCTACAGGGTATCTCTATGGGGGAACTCAAAAAGGCGTTTGCGAGGGAGGCTCAGTGACCGAAGAACAAGTAAGGTTAAAAGCAGATGAAGTGATGAAGGCGTCTGATGGCTTTGTAATCTTTTCATTAAGAAGGGATACCGATACTCTTGAAAACGTGGTATACTTCGGCAGTTTGACAGCTGTCGAGGCGGCATCACTGATTAAGTATACGGCGCTTACTAACTATTCAATGGCAGTTAAACTAAAAGAGGGAGCAGGCATCTAATGGGAATACTAATCGCAAACATTATGGCCGCTGTTGGTTTCACACTTGGTACGATTGGTGTAATCGTTTTGCAGACCAAGGACGAATTTCTGCCGCCACAGGTAATCGAATTTAACTCAAACATTCAAGCTGACACGACCCTCGACAGCACTTGGTGGGCAGAATGATTTTCTTCGATACAGAATCAATTGGCTATTACGGGCCAACTATCCTCATCCAGTGGGCTAAGGATGATGGACCAGTGCATCTGCACAATATTTGGACGCAGCCTGTAAGGTCAACTTTGAAACTGATTGAAGAGATGGCGCAGGATACCTTGGTAGGATTTAACCTAGCACACGATTCTTTTCATATCAATAGGACGTATGGTTGTCTTTCTCTACTGCCTCTCGACGAACCACCCACAACAGCGCATTACATGGATGTAGAGAAAGACGACCGCTGCCGAGATGACTATTGTGTTAAGCCGGCCGATGCCCTCGACCTGATGCTATATGGTCGTAAGGGTGAATTCCAGTCTACGTTGAATCAGAAGGATATCATAATCCGTAAGATTCCTCGTCTACTCGCAACACGGCTACTTGTTGAGTTAAAAGAACGTGTTAAGATTGACGACATCTACTTCGCGAAGTCAAAGAATGGATGTCAGTGGCGTATAATTGACTTGGACGTGGACGGACGCGAGATTACAACTGACACATCAGTCGAGCGTGACCCCGACTTTGTGAATCTTCGTTTGACATTCCATCCCTCTGCTGCGTTAAAGTCAATTATGGAATCTGTACTCGGCCATGAAGTGACAACATTCGACGAATTCGATAACATGAAGCGGCCTGAAGAGTATGGGTGGTGGCCATGCAGCGGCAAGTGGATTGGTGTCGCTAGGCAGTGGATATGGGAATGGACTAACGACGAGAGGCGGCTTGTCTATGCTGAGAACGACGTTAAGTATACTCGTGAATTATATGAATACTTTGGTAGTCCAGCATCCGGGGATGACGATAGTGTGCTTGCATGGGCTGTAGGCGCTATCTATTGGCGTGGCTTTTCTGTGGACATACAGGCGTGCCGCGAAAAGCTCTTGAAAGCAAATGATACCATCGAGGAATGTGAGATTAATGTCAATTCCCCGAGTGAGGTTAAAAGATATTTACATGAAGTATGCACTCCACTTCAGCGCATGGCTATCCCAAACACCAGTAAAGAAGTCCTTGCTTCTATTTCTGAATGGGATACAAATGTTGAGTTAACAAAACGCGTTGCCTCAGTTGTACACGCGAGGCGTGCCTGCAAAGAAAAAGACCTACTAGAGAAACTCATAATAGCCGGGAGACTATATGTTAACTTTAAGGTTATTGGTACAAAGTCCAATCGTATGTCAGGTGGCAATGAGTCTTTTGTTAGTCGTGGCGGCAGTATTAATCCACAGGGAATTAAAAAAGAAAGTGACATTAGGGCCTGTTTTCCTTTGGCTCTGGTTGATATGCTGTTGTGTGGGGGTGACTTTGATGGTTTTGAAATCTCGATTGCCGAAGCAGAGTGGAATGACGCAAACCTCAGAATAGACCTTCAGACGGGTAAAAAGCTACACGCCATTGTTGGGTCAAGTATGTATAATATGACCTATGATGAAGTGATAGCCACAAAAGACCTAGGAGCACAAGACCCCAATGGTTACTATTCCCGAGCAAAGACATTTGTCTTCGGTAATATGTACGGCGCCGAATTACAGAAATCCAGTTCTGTTCTTGGGCTTAGTGTTGATGAAACTCGTGAGGGTATTGCGCGGCATGAGCAGAGGTATCCGGGAATACGTGAAGCAAGAGAAAGAATTTATGAGGATTTTGCCGCGCTCCGCCAGCCTCAAGGTATCGGTACCGAAGTCGTTTGGTGTGAGCCTAAGCGTTTTGTGGAGTCTATGCTCGGGTTCAAAAGATATTTTGCCATGGAGTACTCTGTTATCCGAGCCCTGTTTGAACTGGCTAGAGAGCCGAGTGATGAGCTCAAAGAAGCCTGTAAAGGTCTCAGTAAGGTTAAAAGGAGAGATAGATTACAAACGGTTGGCGGGGCCGCGGCTTCGGCTCTCTATGCAGCAGCTTTTAACCTTAATGCAAAAGTCATGCGAAGTGCAGCTAACCATAAGATTCAATCGCCCGGAGGACAAATCACAAAAAACGTTGAAAGGAGAATATGGGATATCCAACCAGTAGGGATTCATGCGTGGGTAGTGATGGTGTTTAATGTGCATGACGAGGTAATGGCACCGTGTAAGCCAGAGGTAGTAGAGCTAGTGAAATCTATAGTTAACTCAACAGTAGAGTCCTATCGCGACCGTATACCGTTTATCAGTATGCAGTGGAAAATAGGGCTCAAGAATTGGGGAGAAAAATGATGATTTGCATTGACCACAAATGTCCGCGTCGTGAAGATTGTGCCTCAGCGAAACCGCATGAGGAAACTCTGCATTGCAAGGAAGGCTGTAGCCTACTGGACGAGAAGTTTTCACGTAAGCCATGCGTGAGGGTTAAATGAAAATCGGAGACATTGTTGTGATACTCGATTCTCCTATGATGGACGACGATTGCCCATATCCGGGGGAGACTGGTGAAGTGACCAAGGTGTATTGGGATAACAGCGTGAGAGTAAAACATCGCGACCGCGGAGGATATTTCTATAACCTTACAACGACATTCCTCTACGCTCCTGACATGGTTCACAGGGTAGGAAGGAACGTAAACACATGACACAGGTTATTGGAATAGTAGCTCTGGCTGCTACATTTCTTCTCATTGTAGTTTTGCTTTCTCTGCCACATGCACGTGTTGGGTTCAAAGAATATCCTTTTAGTATGTCGTGGGCAGAAGTGAAAGAGGATATGCCGAAGTGCAGTGTAGCATTTAAGCATGTCGATAAAGCTTTCTACTTCTGCTACAAAGATATTCACGGCAATCTCTATATCTCTCACGGGTTCTCGGAGGCTTAAATGTCAGAAGAAGAAGAAGAAATGAATCCAGTAAGCCGAGTATACCTTGGCGACGGAGTGTACGCAATCAACGAGGGCTATGGTATTACACTGCTTACAAGTGATATATTTAACCCAACAGATAGAATTTTTCTTGAACCAGAAGTCTTTAAGAATCTTGTTCACTTCAAGGAGAGAGGTTGGGTATGAGCCGTGCTAGAAAAGAAGGAGAATCCTTTGAAGACTACCGCAAGGCAATACGTCTTGAGGATAGGCTTGAAAACGACAGACTAAGGGGGAGGTGGGTCCACAAGAGCAAGTGCCTAATTAAACCAGATAGACTGACACCTGAAGTTTTCGCATCTCGCAATCAAGGAACACTTAGGAGTAAGGTTAAATGAAAAAAGAATTTGCGATGCTCGCGCACTCCTATGCCGGTGAGGATATCACTGGCTGGTTGTACAGTCGGAAGCTGAACGGCTGGGGATGTGTTTGGGATGGTGGTATCACTCGTGGTATGCTTGCCTCGGATATCCCTTGGTATTACAGGGGTGGGGACAAGACAGTACCATTGAGTACTGGTCTATGGACAATCGGCAGAGCAAACAAAGATGGTATGCGGCCCAAGGTGATTAACGCACCGGATTGGTGGCTGGATACTCTGCCTAGGAATATTTCGCTGCATGGTGAGTTGTGGTATCAGGATAGACTTGATGTTGTAAAGTCAATTTGTGGTCAAGGCATCGGCGGGTGTAATGACGCTCGTTGGCACATGATAGATTATTTCATCTATAACTCGAAGCCTTATGCACTTTTTGAGGGTGTATCAAAAATACATCCAGACCCATCCGATTTGATAAATAGAAGTAACCTTACATGGGCCATGCGGATGCAGAATGTCAGAGCAATCCTTGAGGTGGGTAGCTATCCTCACTGTCGATACCTTCAGCAGACGAGAGTGTATAGCAAAGAGCAGGTAGTGGAGCTGGCAGCTAAGGCAGACAGTCTTGGATGGGAAGGCTTGATGTTCATAAATCCTCACAGTTTCTACGAGGATAGACGCAGTAGTAACCTGCTGAAGTATAAGCCAGAGTTTGATGCCGAGGCCATAATAGTGGGTTCCGTCGAGGGCAAAAATAGACACGAGGGTAGGATGGGTGCGCTTATGTGTGAGATAACGTGGGATGACAAAGTTACATCCTTCACAGGGGGACTTGGCATTCACGTAGGGCGTAAGGTTAATTTTGAAATTGGTGGAGGCTTCAGTGACGAAGAACGTGATTGGGACCACGTGACTGAGCATTGGCCAATTGGTGGAGAGATTCACTTTAAGTTCTTCGGTGTGACAAAAGATGGTATCCCATTCTCATGCAATAACATTAGGGGCTAAAATGTCAAGTCGAATAAAGTTTACTGATGGACGTAAGGCTGCAATACCGCGCTACGAGCGTAGTATCGACGACCCAAATATCTATGTACAGACACAGCGTTACGAGGATTGGGTTAGAAGTAAGACTACCACTAAAAACATTGGTGGAATTGTTACAGCTATCGGAGCGTGGAAGAAGTAAGGTTAACAAAACACGTTACAAGGCCGGGAGGGTGAATGATTGACAAAGATGATATCACTGTTATTGACAGGTATGTGGAACAGGGTTCGGAGGGTGGTTTCTTGCAGGGTGCGTGGTCGCGCATTCGCGCAGAGTTGGTAGCTCCCGGCGATACGGTCATCGGCGGACCTGATGCGCCTACGGGACTGAAGTTAACCCCACCCGACCCCGGTGAAGGATGGGAGCTAGTGCCGGAGAGCGAGACGGTCAAGACGCCGGATATGGAGTACAGATACAAGAATATCCAACCCGAGAGGTGGATACCGGTAGATATGAGCATTTCGTTTTCCCATAAAAAGTGCTGGTACTGCCGTCCAACCATTCCCGCGTGGGCCAAGCTGACGGCGGAGGTGTGTAGACATGTGTTCCCGCTGGCAGAGGTGCATGAGTGGATAAAGACCTCTGAGTGGGCGGGGCTTGTCGGCCATGGGTGGTTTGCAGAACCGTGTAGGCCATACGAGGGTCAGTCCCTCATTGATATGGCCGTCAGCGCAGAGTACTGGCGGCGCAAGGATGCGGGGGAGAAATGAACAAGCGACAGCATGACAAGATGGTGGGGGATGTTGACAACATGATATGCCTAGGGGCCTACAACCTACGGGTAGCCTGTAGGCCACATGTGACAGACTCGGTGGGGGACAAGGTGTTTGACCTATGCGACGCCGCCATGCGTGACGCACTCAGCGGGAAGCGGCCAAAGGGGCTTGTGGTAGGCACTCCTTCCGCATCGCACAACAGCGCTAGCCGTGCCATTTCTTTGCTTTCTAGGCTTGAACGGTATATGCACTTGCACACTAAGCACGAATGGGAATATGTGTTTTCACTTCTCAACGAGTGGCGCAAAGAAAAGGTAGGTTGAGTTAACTTCAGAAAGGAAGAGTAATGGGACCGAAACAAGCGTTGAAGAAACTACGCCGGGAGGGGAATTGTGACAAGAGATGAGAAGATTGCGTGTCTCAAGCAGATGTTGCACGAGGTATCACCGTCTGGTGCGGGGGCTGACATGCTGGACAGTGTGGTAGCTCCCGGCTCCGCATCGGACAACAGCGAAAGTGCGCCATTGGAATCACCTGGCCCAGACCCGTACCACGGGCCTGAGCATAATCCAAGGTGGTAACAACGCACGTTTCGCAAACCGTTGTGCGAAACCGGGTGCTGAAAGGAGTGGTATGAGTGAAAGAATTGGTGATGTGCGTATTATTGAAGTCGAGCAAGCGCAGCAGTGCGACTTGTGTGGCAAGATTGCGGAACTAAGGCCATATGGGCCGAATGGGGAGTGTGTCTGTTTCGCGTGCGGGATGAAGGATGAGGCTGCTGCTCGGCGACAGTTTTTGAAGCGAATGGGGTGGTCTGACGAAAACGCACCCGGCAACGCACAACAGGCAAAGGTGGGTTGAGTTAACTTCAGAAAGGAAGAGTAATGGGACCGAAACAAGCGTTGAAGAGACTAATCAAACTATCTCGCGGTAGAAATTGTGCAATTACTATCCACTACGACTCTTGGCAAGCAATCAAATTATTCGATGCATATGTCGAAGCAAAAAATGGGTGTCCAGCTCTAATTGCATCGAGTTATGCAAGTGTAGATGGCGCGTTTAACTCTATTAAGGGTAAACTGGAGGTTCAATATGGCGATACCGAATGATGCTCAGATTGTGCTTAGGCATCTGCATACGAAAGAGTTGTACTTTTATCACGTCAGCAAAAGATATTTTGAGGGTATCCGGGATACTTCTATGTGCTGTGTCTCTGGTGTGAAGGGTGGTCGTTTTCAATTCCTGAGAGTAGTACTTGAGTTTGTTGAGTCAATTTCGGATTACAAGGAGCGACTGGCCGATGCAAGAGCTACTCACAAAGTATCGAAGGGAGTTCAACAGGTACAGGACATTGACGGAACTGGGAATGAAACTGATGCTGGCGTACCCGCATCTAGTGAAGGAGGACAAGAAGATTGTGAAGGAGAAGTTTTCGGAGCCGACGGAGAATAATATTAACTGGTTAAAACATTTTGTAAGGGAGAAAGCAAATGAATACACGTGAAAGAAACGCCATCATCAGTTCGCTTCGCCAGAGTTACATCGACCAGAAAGAAGTTTATGTAACCCAACAGCTGGGAATGCCCTATATCTTGGGTAAACTAATGGAGAATGTTGAGTCCTTGAAGCAGTGTCCAAACCGCCCGGAGAGTGCAGAGGTTATGTCCTTGCGGTTTATTGATATTGCTCAGTGGGCTATCCTTGGTATTGACTCAGCAAAGAAACTCCAGATGGTCGATAACCCAAGGGAGGGTGGTAGTGAGCGCACAACCAGAGACTATAAAGATCGTTAACCCATTCTCGGAATACCTAAGATATCAGGGGTGGCATGTCAAAAAGACTCACGGTAATCAGTATACGGCTGGATGGCCAGATTTGTATTGTATGCATCCGTCGTATACTCCACGTTGGGTCGAGTGTAAGATTAATTACGACGGACAGATACATGTCACGCCTGACCAAATGGCAGAGTTGCCGAAGTGGATTGCTCACGGGTGTTATTTTTGGGTTATCGTCGGACACGATTTTCGAGGACTCTCTGGTAAGGCAGAGCTGCATAGAGCTTATCAGAAATTATT